CCAAAAGCCATTTCCCCCATTAATTCCATAGTTTCTTCTAAAGAGCCTATAGAAGGGTTGGGTACATTGTCAGACCATTCGTCAAGGGTTAATGCTGCTAATTCATCTTGAAAAGTTTGATTTTTAGTTAATTGATACATCATTCCGTCAGGTAAAATAGATATATGCCCAGTATCGTGATCATAATCCCCTTCGAAAACTTCTTTAACATCTTTATCATTAATCATAAATGAATCACCAATACCTGTTTCAAAACTATCGACTGTCAATATTCTATATCCTGCTCTTGAAGGCACGGGGTGTCTTACTAACATTATCTTAACAGGGTTCTCTTTTAATAGTTGATTTAATTCTTCTTTAGACATCCTCATTATTTGAGTCGTGTCTTTACCTACTCTTTTTATATCAGATAATTTCCTTGCAACAGTTTCTTTAATTGAATGACTAAAGGGAAGAATTATTTTACCTGACTCTATATCTCTCGTATAGCTCGGTCTAAAATCTAAAACACCACCCTCTTGTTTAACATCCATAGCTTCAGAAAACAAACGATTTTTAACTAAGACCTGTCCATAATCTAATTGAGACGGATGTAAACCTGCCCCAGCTCTAGCCATTTCAACAATCATTCTCGGCATAGAATCTGGATGCTTTTGTTTTGTGGCTGCTAAAAACGAATCAAAATAAGCTGGATCTTGAGATATGGTAACCATATGAGCTAAAACTCTTGCGGCTGAACCTGGATTATTTGGATCGTCAATAAGTTTATTTAATTCTTCTAAGAATGCGGGATCATGTAAGTAATTCGTAACCTGCATAGGAAAAGGAGCTTTTTGTTTATCAGCTTCAGTAAACATAATATGCCCAGTAGCCTCCGAAGGTAAACTGTGGATCTGGCTAAAGTCATTTTTATCTCCCAAATAAACCTTTGCTTCGTCTGTAGTGGCTAGATGATCTATATATTTGGTGTAATTACCATTTTTATCTTCAACATAGATATTCACCTGACCTTTATCTCTTCTAATTTCAGCTATCTTTTCAACTCCATTAAATATCTCAGACTTAGTAGCATCTTCTGGCAGGTCATATGTCATCTCTTGATGCTTCATTAACAATGTACCTTCTTCAGTCTTAACAACCTTAACTGTCTTTGCTCTTTTAGCCAATGGATTAGCCCCTACTTCATCATAATATTTCTCTTGAAATACTCTTTCTGACGTAATGGTCATTCCATCTCCAGCATATTGCCATTTATTATTTGCAAATATAGATAAATTCTTTTCAGAAGCTTCACCACTCTTCCAGGTGGTTCTTGTAAACAATGTTTTTTCCTGACTTAAAGGATTGGTATCTATATCAATTAACTTAATAGTGCTTTCACGACCACCAGTTCTTGTTGTTGCTGGAGTAAATAATATTTTAATTCTATGCATAATCTTATGAGCAGATAAAGTATGATAATCGTCACCCAATAATTCCTTATAAGCTTCATGCCTTGCAATGCCTGCGGCTCTATAGTCTTCTACAGTCCCATACATGCTAATCATTTCTTGATCGGTTAATTCTATCCCCATATATTCGTTTGCTAAATCAAATCCTATCCGTGCCTGTTCTCCTTTCCAATATTTTGCTGTATCTAATGCTTTATGCGCAGCCGTAACTTCAATTAATCCAATTCTATCTGCGTCTCCTTTAATAAATAAAGGAACTAAATTTTTATCATGTAACTTAGTAGCTGTTAATTCTTTTATATCTTCGGTAGTTAAAAATCCATATATAGGTGGCGTTGGAAAATAACCACTGTCTGTAGGCGGCTTAAACTCTTGAACATTTGCACCATCCAACCAAATTACAGGTGTATCAATAAACCTATCTGCCATAGTTGCTCTTGCAAACCCAGGCATTCTTTTCTTTCTCGTCTTATCTTTTCTAAACGCATCCATAAAACTGGCTATTGTCCATCCCTTGCTTTTGCTTCTAACAAGCCTCAATCGGACTGACTTTCTATTGCCAGGAGCGTCTGGAAACTGCCCTTCGCCTAAGACGCCATCGTTTATAACAACATTATTTTCAACTAAATTGCTTACATAAAATTGTTTCAACCTTCTTTCAAGAGGACTGTCTCCAGCTACAATATCAGCTGCAGTTAATCCTTCGTCTGATACTAAATCAAATTCCTTGGTGCTTATCTCTTTAATAAAATCTTCATACTTTTCTGAGTTTTTAGCAACTAAAGTTATCTGGTCTATTTGGTCTTTCTTTAGAACAACTCCCATTGCTTCAAAGAATCCTGAATTTAAATGCGTAAAGTTTTCAGTATGAACATCAGCGCCTTCTGTATCCTGTTGGACAATAAGCTCTTTTAAATAATCTGCAGACCAAAAAATCTGTTCATCTATAGTCTTTAGATCTGATTCAAAAGCCTGAGAAATCTTTGGGTCAGATTGCATTTTATCTAATATATTCCAGCCTAGATCACTAACCATTGTTCTGTTCGGAGCAAATTCATTTGCCCAATCATAAAAATGTCGTCTAATGTGATCGGGGAGAACAGGTCCTGCTATTTCTTCCACCCATCTTCTAAATAAACCTTCAGATGCTCCTATGTCTCCAACTTTTTCCTGAAGAGCCCACCATCCTTCTCTAAATTTCTTGTGTAACACGCTTCTGTTCTTTTTCTTTAAGAAATAGGGAATACCTATTGCCATTTGCATTTCAGTAACACTTCCCTGTGACTCCACTATAGCTTCTATAAGCCCAGCTCTATCTTTTAATGTTTCACCTTCTAAAAAAGGACTGGTATCAATAGCTAAATTATTAGCATGATTTAATAGAGCATCACTTGGCATAATTGCTTCATCATTTAATGTTTGAAGATCCATAACGGCAGTCTCAAAAAGTTCCGATGATAATTGAACAATATTTTTAGCTTGGTTAACTGCTGCTTGCCGAATTGTAATGGGAGCTGGAGCTTCATCGCTTTTCTTTAGGTCCGCAATTAATTCAGCTTTTCTTTTAAATCTTTCCTTACCATCCTCAACAATCTTTAAATCTATTCCCCTGGCTTCAGCAAGTGGTCTTAAATCCTTTTTAACAGTTTGACTTTCATAATCGACTTCTTGTACTTGTGGCTCCGATGAGACTTTTTCTAAACCAGCCTTTTCTTCTTTAAGGTTATCTATAGCAGCTTGCCTATCTAAAGGACTTAAGTGAGAATCTATATTTAAATCTTCTAATCGTTCAATTTGGAGATCTATTTCCACTTCTGCACTTCTATCTACTTGTTGTAATAGAGATTCAATATCCACTCCTAAAGCTTGAGTCGGGTCAGTTTGCCCCAGCGTTGGGTCTTCGCTTCCAAGGGTTGGGTCTGGATAGTTTTTATCAATAATAGTATTGTCTGCCGCCGACTCACCAAATTCTTCTTTTAAATTTGCTTCATTTTGTTGATCTATAGTTAACCCAGGCTTTCCAGGAATTATCTCATCACTAGACAGATCCTCGACCTTTACGCCTAATATGTCAGCAATCTGTTCAGGTTGCATCATTAAATTGCCGATAGATCTTTCGTTGATTACAAGACCCATGTCTCGTAACTCTTCTATATTTGCCTTTAAAAAGCCAGCAGCTCTAGCTGGGTTATCCATTATATCTTTAATCTCTTGGTGAATTTTCCCAAACCTTCCTCTAATGGTATTGGTTACTGCTCTACTTTCTAAGCTACCATCATTAGCAGACACCGAAAGAGCAATCTCTTCAGGGCTCATGCCTAATAATTGACCGCCAATAATATAATTATCATACGCATCTATATCTTTACCAGACCTAAGATCATCTGCTGTCTTTACAAGCTTATCCTGCATAACCTCTTCAGTCGTTTTTTGCTTTTTAAGTCCTGAAATAGTTTTTACTGTAGACTGCCCAACGGACATTCCACCACCAAATAATCCTCCAGAATAACCAGCATCCCAAATCTGATCAATATTATATTCATACTTAGGAAGATTTTGTTCTAAAGCTCTTTCCTGTAAAAACTCCTGAAAAGCTTCAGTTGAGCCTTCACTTACAAAAGATAGGGGTACTGATTTAGCCCCAGCCAATATACTCTTACCCAACCTTGCGGTCATTTTTTTACTAATTGCTTTTTGAGCTTCTTTTCTATTTAATATAAGCCCTAATTGCTTTGCCCCTTGCCTAACTATAACACCAGAAGTCAATGCAGTACCTGCAGCTTCAACTAAAGTGGCTTGCGTAGCGTAAGTATGAGCAATTTTAGTGGCTATAGCATCAATATTGTCATCAGTTAAAAGATCGGCAGTGGTCCAAGAGTTTTCACCTGTTGCTATCATATATTCATTTTCTTTATCGCTCCAGCCTTTCATACCAATGTTAGCTTTTTCATCTCTTGCGTCTTGTCTTATTTTCTCCATGTAATCTCTAGAAGAAGAAAAGGCGTCTCCAGATTCAAACACATATCCTAAACCCAATGCTGGGGTTTGCGCAAGTAATCCCCACGCCATTCTAATGGGCAATCCAGCTGCTCGGACCGCAGGGTGCAATTGAATAGCAACTGATGCTGCTGTACCTAAACCTGTAGTGGCTATTTGGCTTATAGCACTTTGCGTCCCTTTGTATGCCGCATGCTTCCAACTATCAGCACTAAAAACATTGAACGCATTATAAAAGCCTCTATCTAAAAACGGTTGAGAGTATGTACCAGTAGCAGGATCCGCTTCTTCGTATCTAACGTTTCCTTCTTCTTCAATAAATTTTCCCGCTTTACCAATAGCATCCCCAGCCTGCTCTGCTGCTTCAGCAAATCCTACTGCACTAATAGCAGCACGAGTTTTAATTCCACTTACCCCTGGTCGCATCGCATTAACCATTGTATAAACGCTTCCCATCCAACCCTTGTTTGCTTGCTTCCCAGCTCCCCAAATTTGCTCGCCTTGACCTAACATTTGCTGACCCCATTCACCAGCGGTATCTTTTGAGTGATGCTCACCTAACTGTGCGGCGTTAAACTTTATCATTGGATCTAAATAAGATTCAACAGCTTTGTTTACAATCGGCTGAAAAGCCTCTCTCATCTTTTCGCCTTCAACCGTATTTTTTGGCGGTAAATAGGATGCCATATAGTCAATCATTCCCAATGATTCTCCTGCCCATCTATTGGTAAACTCTTCTTTTTGAGACTCGCCTAATTTTGTTGACCAAAACGGACTTGAATCAGCTATCTGTCTCGCATTATCTTTAAACATTTTAAAATCAGCGCTTAGATCCTTATCTTTTGTCCTGTTAAAAGATTTAACATTCAATTTACCTTGGGAAAGATCTATTTCTTTACCAGTTATATCTTTATAAGCCGATTCAAAGTCTCCAAAAATATCTTTATAAATATTTTCACCTGTTTGGCTTGATGTAATGGCAGGATCAAAATGTAATATTTGATGGTCCTTTGGCAAAAGAGATCCGTCGTCTTCTCTGCCATATAGCTTTTCCATGATACCGTAACTTATTGGAGATACTTGTAATCTAGTTTGTGGCATTTTATTTTATACTCTTTAATTTGATGTTTTTTCCTTTAGGCTTGCTTGTTGTGTCTGCCTCTTCAAGTAGCATTCCAGGGGTATTAAAAATCTCGATTAATTGCTTTCTTGCTTCAATAAGCTGAAACATGCCGTCATCAGCGATTACTTCTAGTCCGTATTTAGCCCCATATCTCTTTGCCCCTTTAATCTTTGGATGAGCAGTTATATTATCTGCTATAAGTCTTTCCATATTAAGAATCATATCTTCACTTAAAGGGTCTTTATCAAGACCATAGTTAGGTATAAGCCCCTTCATTTTGTTTTTATCAGTTAAGGAATTCATTATTATAAGCTTATCTATTTCTCTTACCGCACCCCTAACATCAAGAGTCTGAAGATTTTTAGCTGTCATTGATTCAGACCACTGACTCAATATTGGCAAGCTCTCAGAGAAGACTGTCTGGGTATCGTAATCCTTATTAGTATTCTTAAGAGAAGAGAAGCTAGATTTCACACCCTTTAATAACGATCTAACTTGAGTAAAAGCTTTAAGCCTTAACATCTCCTGATGTTCTTTAGCTGCTTTACCAGCATCAACCTCCGCTGCTTTATCCATTCTCTGGTTTACTGTCTGATAAGCTGTTTTTTCTCTTCTCATTGTTGGAAATGCTTTCTGCAATTGTGATATTGCAGCGGTATAATCTCCAGACGCTTCAGCAACCCTTACGCCTGGCTCAACAGTCTGAGTATAAAAAGATTTCTCATGCTCACCCATCCAAGATGGGAATTGATTGCCTTCTAACTCCTTGTTAGTATCAAACTCACCCTTCCATAGCTGTAAATTAAAATGTTCTTTAGCATTTGTAATCTTTCTATCTAGTAAAATTTTTCTTTCACCCGTCATACTACTTGCAATATTTTTATACTGTCCATCTAAAGCGTCTAATGATTCTTTAGCTCCAACCGTTATTCCATCCCCAAGCTTCTCATTTAAAGTATTAATATGCTCATCTATTTTATTACCAGCAATTACTGTCCTTTTCCGAGTTTCAATCACGTCTCCACTTACATCGATAACCTGGTCGACAAAATCAACACCAGTCCTAGTATCTTCAAGCTTTTTTGATAGTGTATTTAACACATCTAGATCTGTTTCATTAGTTGAAAGCTTAGTGATCTCATCAGCAGTACTTACATTCTGTCTTGCCATAGCTGTAAATCGTGACCAATTATCTCTAGAATCCTGCCTTTCTTTAGCTTCAAGGCGAGCCCTCTTCCTGTCTTCATAATTCATTAACATTGTTAGTTCTGATATCGTTGCCATAATTTACTCCTATGCAAATGCCTTATTCTTAACAGCACTTAAGCCCATTCCCAAGAGAGGATTAGAAGCGCCAACGACTCCAATTGCAAGATCTGCTGCCAGTGAAAAGGGAGCCATCGCTTGTTGTCTTTCTTGTTCTTTTAATTCTTCTCTTAATTGTTTTAATTCTTCATTCGCTTTAGCTCTAGTATCTCTACTATCGGCATGAAACTGATCTGTTTGTTTCTCAAAAGCAGTAGCCGCCGAAGCTAAAGAAAGGTCAGTTGTTCTTTGAAAATCATCAGTAAGGTCTTCCTTGATTCTTTTTATAGAACCAGTATTTAGATTACTACCCTTTACGGCATCCAACCTATTCCCAAGCTGAAGATTCTGACCTTCCCCTATTCTTCTATTACCCTCTGCATACTCATCTGCCATCGCTCTTGACTCGGCATGCTCTTGATTAGCCATATTGCCTATCATCGATTCTACCCTATTAACACCCTTACCTAAATCGTCTATAACGCCACTACGTCTATCCATTTGAGAAAAAGTTGATAAAACATTAGCACCTGCAGCTATATATGGAGCTGCTTTTCCTATTGCAGCCCCCGCTTTACCTAAAAGGGTTTTCCCCTCACCTAATTTTGAAGCAGTATCATCCATCGCATTTGTTGCAAAATCTGGATCTATTGCCATGTCTTGAAAAGTGTCAGCTCCATCACCTAAGTCATCTAATTTCTTCCCAAACATATCTTCATATTCATTTGCATCTAATGCCATTTCTGCTTTATCATCGAAATCTAGCCAATCGTAATCTAATTCTGGTTTTTTTGGTCCCTTTAAAGCTTGTAAATGCATTTCTCGATCCATAGACATCCCAGAAGAAGAACCTTCTGTAGGCGCACCATATTTACTTTCCACCACTTCTTTCCATTCATCCCTTCTTGCCCTTTTATCCATAGCCAGATTTTCAGCAACCTGCTCATTTGAAAATCTTTTTCTACTATCATAACTAGCAAATCTATTTAAATCTACTTTTTCTTTTCCCCACTTAGGTTCATAAACCCCATCAAAAGATTGGCTTTCTTTACCAGCATAAGAGGTGCTTGTACCAGAAGATTGGTGAACTTTTGCTTTATACATTGAATCTGGTCCAGTTATAGAGCGCTGCCTTCTTGCAAAAGCATCTTTAGCCCCCGATATATCCTTTATTCTGTCTAAATCTTCTTCTGTTACAGTGCGACTAAGTTTTGATTTTGGAGCTAAAGGATCGTAATTAGTTTGACCGCTTGTATTTGGAAGACTTCCATACCAAGGTTTTTCAGTCCCAGCTGGGTTAGAAGATAAAGTCTTACCAACTTCCAGATTGCTTCCAAAGTTACTCGTCATATCAACGCCTGCTTTGCTATTCATATCCCAATTTGAAGCATCAAAATTTGAATAAATATCCCCACCAGCTCCCTGCTTGTTAATACCTTGCTGATAAAAATCATAACCACCATCAACCCCACCTTTAACAGATTTATTTCTAAGATCAATAGCATTATTCATACTAGTTGGTATCCCATAGGTATTTGTAAGGTTTTGTACAGCTTGAGATCCAGCGTTTGCTCCAATTTCATTGTTAGAAATAGATTGAACTGGATTTGATGTCGTTGAAGATGTCCCAGAGCCATAGGACCCTTGAGCTTGAACAATCGGATTGTGAAGCGATTCTTTCCTGCCTTCCATCTCTTCAAAAAACCGACCAACGCCATAGGCAGAGCTATTCCCTTTGTATTTATTTGTTGCCATTTTTCATCTCCATCAATTGCATAATTAAATTAAGTTGATCTACATCAAAAGAACCTTGTTCTAAATCAGAAGCGGATACTAAGTTACCATTAATACTTGCTTTTGTCCTATTCTCATACCAGTCATCATACTCAGGGAAAGAATTGTTTGCACCAGTATAATTTCCAGAAGATATTGCTTTATCATAGCTGCTTTTAAATTTATCATAATCAGTCCTTTTCAATTCTCTATCGTCAGCTTTCATTTTGCCATAGTATCCTAACATACGAAGTTCTTTATTGCTTTTTTCATCAGAAACTATTTGTTTGTTTAAATCTTTTATATTACGCTTTGCGCTGTTTATATTGGCAAGAGCAAGGTGCAAGTCTCCTTGAGTGTCTGCTTTTTTAGAAGCAGCTATTCTGCCTGTTCTTCCTGTGTTTCTTCTATTGTATCCCATAATATTACACCCTTACCCTTCCAGAGCAATTAGTCTTGTGTTTAATTCTTTAACTGCGTTTATGATTGCATATTGCAACTCACTAGTATCTAACATTCTAAAATCATCAACCTCAACGCTATCTATTTCACCCTTACCTTGGCTTACTAACGAAGGAATAACAGTCTCAGCTTCTTGTGCAATTAACCCTACATAATCTACACCATCATTAGGAGCCCCATCAGCCTTACCATTATATTTATAGTATTTAGGCTGAAGCTGTGCCAATTCTGTTAGCCCAGTTATATAATTATCCCCAATAGTTTTCACTCTACTATCAGATGCAGAAGCCCAAGACCCCCCACTTGGTTTAGCAGCTAATCCAGCTGCGATATACATACCATAAGCAGAACCAGAGCCATCGTTCCTAGCATCTGCATAGAATGATTGTATATTACTGCTTGAATTTGGATTATTCGCAGCCCCATCTCTCGTAATACTTGAATAATGAGCTAAGCCCGTACCCGTTGTAGGTATAGATATTGATCTCATTTCATTATAGAACTGCATATATCCTTCGCTAATATTTGCATTAGAAACTCTAAAGAATGCTCTATCACTTGTAATTTCTAAGCCTGGATAATCATTGCCCCCTGAAGAAAAAACATCATCATCAATTCTGCAAACTTGATTGTTGCTCCCATCATAAAACTTTATATTGTTATTGTCCCCGTCAATTATAATTCTCTTACCAGTTGAAGAGGTTTGTATTTTAGAGCCAGTAATGACCCCAAGACCTTCACCGATAGCCGTTAACGATATATTAGCCACTCTTACATTCTGATAATAACTCTCGGGTTCATTAATAATAAAAATCTTTACATACTCAGCATCTATTGGCATCTTACAATTATTTGTATAATAAGCACTCGACCCAGTAATACCAACTTCTGATGCCACATCCTGTTCATCTAAATTCCCCCCACCTCTCATTAAAGTCTGAGTAGCACTTGCTGGGAACAACACTCTATCAATATGAACCCATTTACTAGCATGGCTTGTTATGTACCCGCTAGCAACATAAAATAAAGTAATACCAGTAGCAGGAGACCCCTGCCCACCATCAGCATTCACAGCACTACTCCCAGTCTCGGAGATTCCATTCGATGTATAAAATCTTAATTGTATACCAAAATCTGTATCGGTACCAGTCTCGTGAGCAATGTCAAGCTTGAGTCTGTAAGTTTGAGATGTATCTATTGGAATAAGTGGACTTGATAAATTACCACTCTGATTCCCAGAACCATAACTATCTTGATATCCGCCAACCTCAATACATCTATAAGTAGAACCAGAAAAAGCATCGTTTTCCCATCTAAGTTCAGTCCTTGTAGAAGCCTTAGTCCATCCTTCGGCTTCCAAAGAAGCCGCAGTTGTAAAAAGGGCTGGACTTGGTACTAAATTTGCGCCACCAGCCGTTAGTTTATTAGTCCTTATAGACCCTGCGCTTATCCTAGCCGCAGCTAATGTCCCCGCACTGATAGAATCAGCATTAATAGCTACTGCATTAACTTGCCCTGCAATCAATGTCCCAGTGTATACATAGTTCGCCCCTATGTTAGTACTACTACTAGGAGTAACTTGCATATAAGCACTCAATGAAGAGGTCAGAGCATAACTTGACAATGCACTATTAGTTGCATAGGCTGTTAAATCTGGACTCCAATTGTTAGCTCTATATGGAACCGTGCCGCTTTCAGTCACGTTCCCCCAATTTATTGTACTACCAGACCCCATTTCTATATCACCTTTAACAGTAAGGGATGTCCCATTCCAGTAAAGATGATTGTTCTCAGTACCACTATTACTATTATCTATATATCTTCCTATTTTGAAAGTCCCATCAGAACTAATTTTAACTCGCTTCTCAGCTCCAGAGTATAATTCAATAGGAGTATTAAACATTCTAAGACCATTTGTATTATCTGCGGTTAAACCTTTAAATCCGTTAGTAATAGCTAATGTAATATCATTTCCAATGGCAATCCCAAATTTATCACTACCACTATAGTCTACAAAACTAGACAGCTGTCCGACAGCAACCGTTGGCTTTAAGTCGTTCCAATTGCTACCTCCCGTACGAGCATATATAGCCATAGTAGGTCCAGCATGATTCAATACAGTAGACGTACTCGTTAAGTCTATAAAGCCTTCACCGACAGATCCACCAACAGAACAAGCGGCGTCCCCTTCTACCCAAGCATTGGCTCCCGTACCGTCAAGATTCCTACTAGTTATGTTGTACCTATATCCACCAGTTATAGAAGATGGCGAAGAGCCACTTATTTTAAATGTTTCCGTTTGAGCTACCCCACCAGGAGCAGTTTTCATAATGACGTATTTGCCAGTAATATTATTATGCTCAACATCAATAGTTGTAGCACCAGATGATAAATCTGCAATTAATTTTGTAGTAGGGGCTACCATAATTCTACCGCCTATTGTAGCCAATACATCTTGAGCAACTAAAGTCTCTACATATAACTCTGAAGCATACAATGTTCTCCACATTCTATTGTAGTCACCCATATCAATACCAGCATTACCTAAGGGTAAAACGTCGGCACCAGCAGGTTCTAGAGTTATATCACCCGAACTAATTATTCTTGGAGTAGTTAAGCTTGTGGCTACAGTAACCGCATTCGGTAGACCTATTGTAATGTTACCCGTTGATGCAGAAATATCAACTTCGTTAGATGTGCCAGTTGCGGAGAGGACTCCAGTATTGGCAACTGTGACGTCCCCAGTAGCTGAACTCACACTTATGCCAGAACCAGCCACATTAGAAATCACCCCAGTGTTAGTAATTGTGATATCACCAGTTACAGAACTTACATGAACGCCAGTGCTTGCTATGTTAGAAGTTACACCTGTATTGTTAATAGTTACAGCCCCAGTGGCTCCACTGACACCGATTCCTGTCCCAGCCACATTGGAAGTAACTCCTGTATTATTAATAGTAAGAGTATCCGTTGCACTTACAACTGCGTTTATTGCCGTTCCGTCAACAACCGTTACAGTATTACCACCAATAACAGCTTGAGTTGTAGTCCCGTCAGAAAGCGTCCAAGTCGTATTTGCGGACGTGTCATCTACGTACCCCTTGGTTGCTAGATGCTGACTTTCTGTTGGAGGCACTCCAAGTTGTTTAGCGCTAAAAGGAACAGTCCCATCAGACAATACTGCATTATTAACCCCTGAACTACCAGAAAGGGTTATATTGGTTACATCTCCACCAGCTCCAGAACTCTTAGGATCTGTACTCATAGGAGTATAGTACTTTTTACCACCAACAAATTCAGACTTACGGAATCCAGCACCTTTGACAAATTCAGTAGATTGAGCCCCACGCACTGCCTTACCACGTTGTGGTTTTACTGCAGCTTGATGTCGTTGTCTTCTCGTTTGTTTATCGCTTGGCACTATTTTAGAACCTTATCTCTGTAGACGACGTTGATATCATTTATTTCAAAATCTTTGTCTGTCAAGCCATATAGACGTACCTGAAAGGAATATACATTATTAGCTTGGCTTGAAGTAGCTGGTTTTAAAACTATTGTATTCCAATTAACAGCTACGGAATCAGCGGATAGCAATGCAGTATTAAAATCATAATCTGTCGTTCCACCATTTGTTCTAAATTTAATAGCTGGAACAGTGCCGTCATCTGGGACCTTATATGTTAAATAAACATTCTTAACCATCTTCCGTCTAGCTGGATCTTTAAAGTCTTGATCTCTTGTTTGAATATCTATATAAACATCAGAAGTTGCGGCATCCCATTTTCGCTCAGTTACATCTGTACTCCAATTACCGTCTTCCCCATCATACCAAGAGAGGACACCTGCGTTGCTACTTATTAAATTCGTCATATCCTGTGTGAAAAGATTCCCAGCGCTAGCTCCAGTTAAATAAGTAAACCCACCAGATCTAACTGAATAAGTGTATCCCTTTGATGCATTATCTGCATCTCCAACAATAAATATGCTCCTATCAAGAGGTGCGTACCCAATTAACGGCTTAACGCCAATAGTACTATTCCAATTTTCTGGGTCTATTTTTTTATCAATCAATGGAAGGGTTTCTTTACCATCAAACAAAAACAATCCAAACTTATTTACCCAAGCTATACCTTCGTCCGTTTCACAAACAGCGCCCTGTCCCCATACTCCTCTAAATTTAGCTGTATCCTCAAGGTACTCTATTTCTTGAGTGCAATTTATTAGATACATAGTTCTTTCTTTGAACTGCAAAAGCATATCCCCAAAGCTTGCCAGAGCAGTTATAGACTCACCGTCGTTGATAGCTACGTCAACATACCCATTTTCTGTATATATATCAGGCATATTGGGTTCTGATTTATATATTCTGTCTGAATAGACTGTGGCTCTATCTACTGAATTAGTTATTTGAACATTACCCACGTAGGATCTTCTATTCATTACTGCAGCAGAGCCAAACTTCATTTTCTTTAATTTCTCTTCTTCGTTATATCCTGCTTTCGTAGAAAAAGTCTCTAGAACGGGGGGATCCATTATTTGTAAAAAATTTGTATGCCCAGAGTTATAAGGGGTTTCGTACCCAGTGGTAGCAGCTCCCCAGGCTTCCCAAGTCTCACCACCTACTTTTTTTATCCCTCGTTCAAGATCTACTTCCATTAATAATTTTTTATCTGTATCTAAAGGATTATTATCAAGGTCGTATTCTACATAATATATATTTGCGCCAGTTATTCTGTTATTAGTCCCAATTTTACCACTCTCTAATCCGTGTAATCTAAATTGAAGAATTTTATTCTCTACTTCAAACGCTGAACCTTGACCTGTATATTCAAATGTCCCGCTTTCTTGTGTTTTATCATATATAAATGATTGGAAAAATTTATATTTTCCGTTCCAAAGCCCCCTTGAGGTTTCGCCGATTTGTAAATTATCTAAGTAAAACACGGTATCTGTATTAGAATTATCATCATAGTGAACATCAATTCTAAAGAAATCTAGACCTGAAGCGTTTGGGCTACCCTCCGTATCATCGTGCTGACCTTGGGTTAATTCTAGAGTAGTCCACGAATCAGCGTCAATTTGGTCAGACCCAATATTGTAAACATAGCAATCATTGCTAGTCCCCGATAGATTAATAGAGGTCCCCACTCTAATTGTTACAGCTGAATTCTGTAGATGATTTTTTACTGCATTTGTAAAATAGACACTAATGAATGCGCTCTTTTCTTCATAAGACTTTTGAGCTGCAAATTTGATTCTAACGTTTTGATAATCTCCGCTAGAGTTACTTTTAGTAACTTTTAACAATTCACCTTCTTCTGCACTTATCCCGTCTGCAGATGATAAAGGATAGGTAGTATTATTATCGTAAACGCTTTGACTGCTAATATATGTCTGGTAATTCCCTGAATAATAATAAAGGTTTGTTATATTAGTATCACTGGTATCGCTCTTATTAAAATTAAACCAATCTTCTTTTGTCCCTGTTTTTTGCTGCACGATAAGGCATAAAGCATCATTAATCGTTACAGGATTAGCAGGGGTAGCGGGATCTTTAGTAAGAGAACCTGCCGTAGGTGAATCTATATAAGAATTTTTTATTGTAAACTCATTCGCTTCTGCTTGACCAAAATAATCAACATCTGTAACTCCAATGAATTTAGTATCAGAAGCGAATGCTCCATCGGAAAGCCTAATATTGCCATCAATCGTAAAAAAGCATGGAGTATAAGCACTCCCACTTAGAATAGACGCAAAATGAGAATCTGCAATAGACCTTCTCCAAAGGATACTGTTTTGATACATCAGTTGATATTCCGTATTGCCTATCGCATGAGAAGTATTAAAATCAGAATTATAATGAAACATACCTGACCCTATAGTTATTGCAGCGGCATCAGCGTTTCTTGCAGCAACAGTGGAGATGCGTTTGCCAATCCTAATCCGACCAGGTTGGTCAATTTTTACATTGGTTGCAGCGGCTAATTCATTCTCTGCAATATCCCTAGCGTCTGCGTAGTCATTTAGACCACCGTCGAATGGATTAATCTCTATACTTTTTTTCGGCATCTCGCTTTTCTTTCCTTATCCTTTTTTTAAACTTAGGCTTTTGCTTCCCTTTAAGAATGTCAGTTTGTAGCCACTTAGGTTGGCGCTGCAGCCAATCCCAATCAACAATACCTTCGGATTCTTCGGGTTCTTCAAAAGCCATCTAATTTCTTGCCCCACAATGATGTAACTCCTTTTACTATTTCAACAACTTCAACTTTGAAGTTCCCACCTTTAAAAAAGTCTACAATTCCAAAAGCATGATTCCAATTGTGCAATCGTCCCTTTAGCCACTTGTTTTCCTTTGGACTCATATCCTTAAGGCATCCCATAGACCATGCGCCAATCGTTCCACTGTCAAGCTTAGTAATTGAATGCCGCTGAATGTCATGAGTATGACCATAGATAAGATTACTGCCATAAGCCTCAAGATGTTTTTTGGCATGGTACGTTGTTGCGTACGCTCCGTGTATAAAGTTAACCTTGCCAATTTTAAGGGGTTCATTATACTCATAATACTTATATCCTCTTTCTTTCCATCTACACGCTTTTTTAAAAGAATATTCTTTCTTCATATATGGATATCGTTCGCAAAATCCATAGGTTAACCATTCATCGTGATTCCCTGCTAAGATATGTCGGTCTTTGCAGTCAATTTTATCTAACACTTTATCAAATTGATCAATGCCTTCATTGACTTCTTTAATTTCTTTATCAATAAGCGGCAACTGATATTCTAGGGGCGGTTGCTTTTTGCCTTTCCATTGCCAGGCTGAAACACTTTTCCACTCGCCTATGTCTCCAAGGTTGATAAATATATCAGGTTTAATTATTTCCAACGCTTGAAGCGTTACATTCACAGCAGACTGGTCATGAACTGGGAAATGTTGGTCAGGGATTACTACTGCTCGCTTAACTATAAAAACACACACCTTCTGTAAAACTCATGTATCCATTGCCCTTCTGATCCATCCAACGATAAAAGCCTCTAAACTAGGTTTACGTTTAATTAAGTTTACATAAAACAAGATTCTAAAGACCTTAAGTCGTGATGCATCTATTTTTTTAGCAGCTGCAATAGTATTTTTACCAATCAATCCATCTACTACTAAGCCACAGTTTTTAGAATTACACGCTTTTTGAAGTATCTTAACTGCTCTTCTTTGTCCCATATTGACAACCATGTCAAAAAACGTCGCCCGAAGACTATGATGCACATAGGGTGCCTTTGACGGGATCCAATACTTATCATAGTATATTTCCTCGGCTCTTTTCTTCGTAAGAGATTTTATATCCTCATTAGGATGACTTCTCTTAGCTATGCCGTACTTCGTTTCGCCGCCTGGATCCTTTGAGTGGTCGACATACCCACCCTCCCTGCGAATTATATCCCTTACTATTTCTTTAAAGACCATGAGTCTGCAATCGCTTGAGCCACATCAACGACCTCATCCAGTATCTTTTTTTGCTCATCCTTAGTTATCTTTTTATCTTTATATGAATCTTGTACTACTTCAGCCAGCTCTCTTATCTCCTTTAAAACATTTTTATATTTTACTGAGACTACAGCAACCGCACTCCCAAGGATTGCGACTATAGCACCTAAAACCATTTCAAGATTAATTGCTTCTAACATTTAATTTCTCCATTTTTTGATCTATTTGATCTAACTTTTTTTCTATCCGATTAAAGCCTTCTGCTATCTTTGTTTCTAAAACAGTTACTCTGATATCAATCGAATTAAGCTGATCTTCATTTTTTTCAACACTAGCCGACAGGGGAATTATCATATAGCCAAGAACTAACATGACTATAGTCCAAATAACTCCCCAGCCAACTCCACGAATCGTGTGTTCACCAGCAGTAAGTTCTTTTTGAACTTTGCCAGCGGACACTATTTTTTAACCTTCTTCGTGTCTTTTTCTGCTTCAGCTGTAACTGCTTCTTCTTCTCTCATCAGCATTTGAGTCATTTCTATCGCACCTTCAAGCTTAGTCTTCATAGTAGCTGATTGCAAAGCTTGCTCGGCTACTTCTTTATACTGCTTGGTTAGGTCTTCTAGTTTCTCTTTCAGATCAGGCATTTTGCCTCCTTATTTATCGTTTTTTCAAGCCCATTTTCTGCAACAGGCTTTTGTTTTCTTCTACTAACGCTTCGTTATGGTGTTCAAGCTCTTCTAAATGCTGTTTTTCCATTTCGTGCATTTTAGAAGTTAACACCACCAATTCTTCGTGCATATCTCCAACTGTTCTATCCATACTTGCAAACTTCATTTGCACTTGGTAGTATGTAGCAATCATCATTGAAATTCCAATCATAGCCTTTATTAAGAATGCTATTGATATGTGTACCTGACTATCTGCACTAATCCCTTTTGTCATCCTGAACCTCTGGCACTGGTATTCCTAATTTCTTTTCCCATTTATTAATAGTTGGTTCAAGTGTTCCTCTTGCATCCGCAGGCTTGGCATCTTTCATTAAAAGAGATACTGAAAGTCCTGCGAAAAGACCGATTACGAAGTATGCTATTGGTTTAAACATTGCGTAGTATTGTACTCACTTGGTGCATTATGCGTTCTCCAATGCTTCTACTTTAGCGGAAAGTTCTTGGATTGCTTTTATTAAGATTCCAACGTATTCACTATATCTCATCCCATACCTATCTGATTCTTCGTCATAAATAAGTGGGGCAAAATCATTATTTACCATTCCGTTATCAGTCAAAACTTGCTCTACTTCTTGAGCAATTAGCCCATAATGTTTGCGACTAAATGTTTTATCGTCATAATCTTTCCATTTGTACTGTACTGGTCGTAAATCATTAATAAATGATAAACCTATTGGAGAATCAACAATCTCATCCTTCATTCTTTCATCTGAACCCGTAGTCACTCCATTCGTAATGAAAGCGTCATCGAATCGGGCACCCGAAGAACCTAAGCTAATGAGATTGTCTCTCGCTGCTGTCCCTGAAGATGGGTTTATTTGGTTACTTCCTGCGTTAAATTCAAGGTAAGTGTCGCTATACCCAATTGCAATAAATTCACCACCACGACTATTGACAGACCCGATAGTTGAGTTGTCTTTTCTAAAAATAATTAATTCACCATCATTGGTTTTACGGTTGATGTATAAAACTGTGTCAGCTGTTTCTGTAATTGCGTTATTTGCCCCACCCCCAAACTGAACACCATCAGTTGCAATGTTTGTCGCAGTTTTCCCAATTAAGACATTGCCTGATGTATCTATTGTAAGAAAGTCGTCTATGCCTGCAAAAGAAGAATGCCCTGAAATTTTGAACTTATTACTATCTGAGTAATCCATCCCAACACACCAATCATTCCCCCCATTAAAATAAATATATTGGTCATAATTACCATTATTCCCTATTCTCATAACAGTATTTTGACCTGCATCAGATACGTGCAGTTTATTGGCTGGCGAATCAGTACCAATTCCGACGTTGCCTGAAGTATCTATTGTTAGTCTTGCATTTGTATTTAAATCCCCATCGGAAGATATTTTAAATTTATCTGAATCACTATTATCAAGACCCATTACCCAACGCTGTGTACCAGTTTCTAAGAATTGTAATATAGCATCACCAGTACCTGCTTGTTCTATTGTTAATCCAGCAGAAGAATCAGTAGCAGTTGTATTTTCGTAAATATGGGCTTTACTTACTGCCGATATTCCAACTGATAATCCAGTAAGAGTACCTACTTGAGTAATTTGACCTGATTGGTCAGCATCTACTGAAAGTGAATTAGTGGATAATGTTAAACCTGCACCTGCACTCAATAATGTTTTACTAACTGCAATAGAACCAGCTAAGTGTGCATTGTCTATACTTCCATCAACGAAATCAGCACTGTCAATAGCATCATCTGCCATCTTCGCATTAGTAATTGCGTTGTCTGCTATTCCACTGGTTTTAATTTTTGTTAGAGCCATTATGCGTTCTCCAATGCTGTAATTTTATCATTCGCAGTATCAAGTTTTGATGATAATTCTTTTACGGCTTCAATTAATACAGGAATAACTCCATTCATTGTAATAGATTTATAATATACACCTTCTTCTATTACATTTTTATCTTCATCTAAAACTGCTTGAGATTTTGCTCTAATACCATCTTTATCATAAACTAAATCAGGCAATACTTCTTCAAGTTCCTGAGCAATAAGACCATATTTAACTCCCTCTTGCATATCAGCAGATTTTTTCCACTCAAAAGTTCTTCCCTGTAATTGCTTTATAGTATCAAGACCATTGGTTATTGATTTAATATTTTTCTTTAATTCTCTGTCAGATATATCATTAGTAGCAGAACCTGTAAGTGTGCCATCCCCTGCTATGGTTAACCGTAAAACGGCTCTTGTCCCAAAAATAATCTTACTATTTGCGTTGTCCCAAGTATTAGCAATAACGAGATTCACATTACCTGAACCTGCGAGTAAACTATTAGTATCTCTTGCCATTCCAACAATCCCATACTCTGCTTGGTCTGTATCAGTCATAGAAATTGCAGCCGCTACGCTATTTTGTTCAGTAAGGGTAATCCTTCTATCAGATTTTAAAGTAGCAGTACCAAATCCCATCTGAAAGTCAGCATCAGATTCATTAACTCCATTAAAGGTAACATTCCCACCAAATGTGGCTCCACCATCTTGAATAGTATTCCCAGTCCCATCCACTATCCAATGAATACCACCACCTCTATCTCCAATAGCAAATTTTCTAATTTCTGCACTACTACTATCAGTCAATCTTCCCATTTCCCACATAACGCCATTTGTATCATTACCTGAAGTGCTATTCTGACCGTGATACATTACTGTTCTATTATATGTACCAGTCCCTTGACTCGTGAATCTTAAAGGTGAGCCACTATTAAGAGTCAAATCAGTCCCTGAAATACTTCCTGCAAATGTGGCGTTGTTACTCCAATCAAGAGTTAGGGCAGTATCTCCACCTGCTTGATTAGGTTGAAAATAGAACGCACCTGCACCCTCTTGGTAAGTTATGCGACCTGCTATTGCATTGGCGTTATTAAAGAAATCTAAATTTAAATTTTGGGCGTTAGTAGTAGATTCAAGTCTTATAGTCCTTACACCTGTTCCTACGCTGCGAATGTCACCAGCAAATGTGGCATTAGGAGTTACTGTAAAAGCAGTTGTAGTTACTTTCATTTGAGATGCATTTTGTCCTCTTACATCTAAAATATCTCCTGAACTATTACCTCTATTTAAACTTGATGTTCCTCCATCAACTGATAACCCAGTAAGAGTACCTACTGATTCTAATGAACTTGATACTACTGTGCTTTTAAGCGTTGTGTTTGATAAAGTATTTGCATCTGCTGTTACTGTTATAGCAGACGAACCATTAAAGCTTACTCCGTTTATATTCCTTGCTGTGGCTAAAGTCGTTGCAGTAGCTGCATTACCAGTTGTGCTTCCAGAACTTCCACTTGTATTACCAGTAACATTCCCAGTTATGCCGCCTACAAAAGTACCTGTGATTGTTCCACCATTAGTAACATTCTGACTACCAAGATTGATAGCTCCAGACATTGTACCACCTGCAAGAGGTAAATAAGGTTCTGAATCAGTAGCCCAAGAGGGTAATCCACTCGCCACTGTTAATAATTGCCCTGTAGTTCCTATTGCCAATTTTGCAAGGACACCTGAAGCATTTCTATAAATTACATCTCCAGTTGCACTTGTAGTAGAAAGAGTACCATCTTTCCAAGTCATTGTACCATCAGCATCTGATGAAAGAATTTGATTAGCAGTTCCATCTCCAGTAACCTTTAACTCATCGGCTCCAATAGAACCTTGCCCTGTAGAAGCAGACTGACCCATAACAACTCCGTAGAATTCAACTCCAGTGCCTGGTGCAGTATCAAAAGTTAAAGTAGATCCGCTTACTGTATATGCAGTTGACGGATGCTGGATAACTCCATCCAAAGTTATCAACAAGTTATCCACATTTGGAGTTACATCGACACCCCCTACCTGCATAGTGTAGTTAGTACTTGAACTCATAGTCAAAGCATCCAGAATGTAGAATGTCCCAGCGTTGGTTGGTGAGTGTCCTATATATGGCATTCTAAATCCTCAATTCTTTTATTCATCTTCTGCATCTCTGCTAATAGTAAAACTGATAATTTTTGATAGTCCACATTCTTAGGTTCGCCATCTTTCATAATGGCTAACTCTGGTACTGCTTCAGCAACTTCCTCAGAGATAAGACCAAATTGCTTACCCTCTGCTAAGTCATAACCAAAGTTTTCATAATCTTTTTTGTAGTTATATGATTTAGGATTCAAATTGTATATAGATGATGAGTCAATCGCAAGGTCAGTCACATCCTTTTTAAAAGCCTGAGATGAACCTGATGCGTAGAATGTACCTGCTACTTCAAGCTTATATGAGGGTGAGGTTTCCCCGATACCGACATTGCCTGCACTTGTAATTCTCATACGTTCAGTTGTTCCACCTGTTTGAAACGTAATATTACCATCAGTTTCCTGTGCTCGCATAAGAAACTGGGTTTCAGAATCATTATAATAAATCAGACCGCCATCTGAAGCTCCAGACGTATTTAATTTAATCTCAGCTTGAGAGGAATTATAAATGTGTAATGTTCTATCTGGAATCGCTGTCCCGATGCCGACATTTCCATCTCCACGAACAACCAGATGAACATTGTTTTCATCATAACCAGTTAAATATGCGGTATAATAACTTGAGGTAACCCCTGCACGAACAAATAATCCATTACCAGTAGAACTATCGGCTCTCATTTGTTGCAACCAAGAGCCACTCATTGTACCAGTTTTATATAGATTTAATAAGCCAGTTGTACTTCCTGGTGCCCCACCAACGGAATTACCAGATGTCCCGATGCCGACATTTCCTGTATCATCTAATGTCATCTTTGTTGTTGCTGCAGTTGTAGCCGCTCCATCCGGAGAAACACCAAAATGCATTTTTGAACCCCAAGAACTCACAACCTCTGTACGAATATATGATTGAGGATTTGTTACTGCTGCTTCATTGGTATAATTATAAAAATCAATACCATTAACATCTCCTGTGCCTCCACCCGAATTATGTATCCGCAACAAACCTGCTCCAGTATTAGCAGAATATATATGCAACGGTGCCCCTGGAGCATCTGTCCCGATACCAACGTTTCCGTCCTCTTCTATAGCAATTCTGGTCGCTAAAGTCCCATTTACAGCAGTCCTAATATGAAAAGCAGAATCATAAGTTCCCCCATTTGAATCATCTTTTAATTGTGTTCTTAATTGAGCGTGGATTTGACCCCATTTGTCCTTATAATTAAGTTTAGTTGTATCATTTGCTGCTGTACCAGTATTTAGGATTGATATTGCTGGTTCGTCTGCTGTGGCAGTTAAATCTCCAAAAAGTTGAACGTGTTTGAGAGAATCAATAAGCATTGTTCTATCGTCATTATTCCACGTCCTACCACCAGATGTATATGAGTGACCTAAATATAGATTAAAATAAGTATGAGGTTGAATCCCCAGCTCGTTGGAATTTACATTTGATGCTAAATGACTTGCACTACCTAAACTGGCTATATCAAAAGAACCCATTATTCAATCTCCTCTAATACAAATTTATATGTTTTACCTTTTAATTCATTTCTGATAGCAAGATAATCTTCTTCTTCCCAAATAGTATAGTGTCCATTGTTCGTTGGACTTTTAAGAATTAAGTCTCCAGTAATGAATGAAGTTGCTTGGCATTGACCAGCAACTGTCAATTTAGCACTCGCAAGTGTCAATAAATCAGTATCTGAAGTATGACCAATTGTAGTACCATTAATAATTACATTATCTACTGTTAGTGTAGTGAGAGTACCTAATGAAGTGATAGCTCCTTGAGTTGCTTGAGTTGTTGCAGTATTCGGTGCTAATCCAGCTATTGTTGCTACTGTACCTGCCTGCCCAGTTGTATTTTGATTAAAAGTTGGAATTGTTCCTAGTTTGGAATAGGCAATAGCCGCTGAAGCGTTTATGTCTGCATTAACAATTGTGCCATCAGTAATCTGTGCAGAAGCAATCGTACTTAGGGCTGCTAAAGAGCCAAGTCCGTGAGATCCTGCTACTGAAGTTAATGCACCACTTATCTTAGAAGTGGCAATCGCTGCTGAAGCATTGATATCAGCATTTACAATTACGCCGTCGTCAATATGGGACGACAATATAACATCATCGCCAATCTTAACTGCTGATTTTGCAGGTTCATTTCCCCAGTATGCCACTATGTTATCTCCATGAGAGAGAGTGTGCAGTCCATAGAACTCGCTGCACTAGCGTAAGCTTTCAATATATCACTAGCCTCCATTACGATCTTATTACCAGACATCATCTCCAATGAACTTCCAGATGGAATAGGAGCATTTCTTAGTAAGGTAACATTATCTCCGTCGTTATTAGTTAAGGTAACTGTTGCGGTTATCGAAGCGGATGCTGCGGTATTAGCCAACGTCAAGCCAACTAAAACAGCAGTTGTACTGCTAGGACAAGTATATATCGTACTTGGAGATGCCTGTACCCCAGTATTTAACTTAGTTTTTACTTTAAAATTATTAGCCATAACCTCTCCTTATTAACCAAGTGCAACGCTCATGGCAACTGCGTCCGCTAAAGCTTCTGCTGCTAATGTTGTACTATCTTTTATTTCCTGTATATTACCTGACGAATCCTCAAAAAAGAGTTTTTTATCAACAGTGTTAATAGCTAATTCACCAGGGGCTAAATCTGCTCCGCTTCCACTGGGAGATCCAGTAGCATTAGTTTTTCTCTTTAACAAAAGAGTATTAGCCATTAATAAGCTCCACCATCCAGAGTTGCGTTATCAACGCTTGCACAGCTGATTCCAGCCAAAGCATAACCATTATCTGTAGCTACTGTAGCGGTAGGTTCTGTCCCTGCTTCTTTAAAGAAAGTCCAAACATTGTTACTTTGCTCATTGTAGATACCTTTATACTTTGTACCTGTAGCAACATATTTTGCATAAATCCCAACATCAGAAGCGTTTTCTGTATTTGTTGATGCAAGTTTTATATTTACATCACCGATAGCAACGCTACTACTAGTTGTAGTTGTTGTCTCGCCATTAACTGTAAGGTTCCCTGCGATTGTCACATTATTAGGAAGACCTACTGTGATTTGATTTGCTGATACAGCAGTCTCAATCTCATTTGCCGTTCCTGCAATAGTGAATGTTTCGCCAAGAGCAACTGCGTCTGAAGATCCACTATCTGCAGCCATTGTAATGCTTGGATTAGCAATTTTTGCATTTGTTACCTGAAGATTAGCAATATGAACAGTATCAATTGCCCCATCAGCAATTTCAGCACTATCCACGGCATCATCAGCCATTTTAGCGTTAGTTATTGCATTGTTAGAGATTGTTAATGCTCCATCTGCTGCTATAGTTGCATCTGTGCCCATCACCTTGTTGTCCCAGCTATTAGTACCATCATATATTAACAGATGACCTGCCCCTGGACTGTTTACTACAGTATCGGTAAGATCAGTTATTGTATGCGCCTGAGCGTCTACATATGCTTTAATACTTTGCTGAGTAGCAAGTTTAATGTTTGAATTTGAACCCATCGCATCTTCATCGAGAATAGGTGCGCCAACCCAGTTTGCGGTATTAGCCCCAGATGCAATCCAAAATCTTGAATCGGAAGTGTTATATAGAGGCTCACCAGCAGATAACCCACTTGAGGGAACCCCAGTTGAATTCCTCTTAAATTGAATAATATTAGCCATTAGTATGCGCCTCCATCTATTGTTTTGTTAGTAAAAGCAGAAGTCCCAGCATTCGTCGGTATATCCGTTGTTCCACTGCCCCCTACTGTTTTGTCTTTTAATTGATTAAGCTCTGCAGCACTAGGAGTAACAAGTGTGTTTTGGAGCTTCAGTCCTTTGTTTGACCCATTGTGGGTCGAAATATTTAAATTATCTGTACCAACTTGCATAGCAGCTTCAGTCCCATCTCCGTCAAGGAGTGCAGTTTCAGTTGAGCCAAGCCCACCGTTTACATGGGTTATCTGCCTAAAGGTTGATGATATCGTTTGTCCTACTAAAGTTGTTGCCATAATGACCTCATATAATTGCGTATGGTGCTTTATCCATTACTCTTCTCATTCCACCAAATCTGTTCTTCTGATATTGATAGACTAATCGTTTAAATTCATTCATGTGAAAATTTCTTTTATCATAATTCTGTTCGTTTTCAGCAAATCTTGCTTTTAAATATTCTACAGATGCAAGAGTCAACTCTTCAGCAAGATCTATATTGTCATCTTCACTATCAGCAATTGTTGGGAGCGCTGAGTATTCAAGCATTAATCCATCTGTTATAAGAGCAGATGGGCTTTTATACTCACCACTAGTTGTGTCTTTTTCAATTATCGCAAGATTGCCGCCTCTAAGATAGTATCTAAAGTAAATAGCCATTATGTTAAATCCGCATCTATATTATCAGCTTCAAGTACTCTAGCTATTTTTACATACTCAGATTCATCTGCATCGTAAACCATTACATCTTTTAATGATATAAAGTTAGACGGAAAAGAATAATATCGCTGATCTTTAACTATATTAGCTTTCGATGAAACAACATTATCTTCAATCATCATATTTATTTCCCTCATAGAGTCTTTTAAGTATGCAATAGCATACCCTTGATTCGTAGTTCCTGCTCTTTCCATTAATTCTTTAAGTGTCATTAGTCCCCCCAAACATAATCTAGATCTCCCCAGATCTGATCGCTTTCAATATTAAAATAAAGTAATTTATAGCTTTTCCAAGCCGAATCTGGTTCAGTGGTCCCAGTTGAATAGCTAGTCCCTGGAGACGTAGAACCTACAGACCATGAAGTTGCTGGAGCACTCGAAGTATTACTCCATACTCCCAAAGGATCGGTTGTCGTTGTAGTTGCCATTAAGCTATCACCCAATATACTATATCGCAATTTCCATTGGAATAAGTAGAATGTTCCCACTTTATAGAAAAATTATTAATCACAGATACTGTATTCCAAGATTTTATCATGTTATTGTTGCAAACTCTACTGCTATTGTTTCAGATGCTGAAGAACTAACTTGAAATGTTGTATTATCTCCTTGCGCAACTGTATTAGGTAAGTATATTGCACCACCTGGCTCAAGTTTGCAAATTGTAATAAACGTGTCTGCAGGTTTTTCTACTTCTACAATCAATAAGTTAGTTGCAGTAGATGCATCGCCTAAAACAGTAGCACTTCCACCCCATTGATTTCCCGTATGCTTTATAAAAACTCCTTCGTAAGCAGTATTTGCAGTTCCTATTGGCAATCGACCAGAAGCTGGGCAATTCCCGTAGGCTACAACACCTGCTTGGAATCCTTCAACAGTTATATTAGCTGTGCCAATTACAAGGGTTGAAGCACTTCCCCCTAATGTTTTATTTATATCTGCTTCAATTACATCTTGTGCAGCATATTTTCCTGCATCGCCATCAATCGTTCTTACTGGGGTTGCGCTTACTGCGTATTCAACTCTGTTCGCCATCTTGTCTCCTTACCATGAATGGTTCAAAACCTTTTTCGTATTGTTCTCTTACCATTGCATATTGTTTTTCATACCATTGATATTCTACTTGAGCCTTTTGCAAATTAGCGTTGAACTCAGCTAAATAAGACTGGGATAACTGCCCATAGCTTTGTAAAGCACTTCCAAATCTTTGTAATTCCACATTATTCTTTGCAGCATCTTTCTGTAAAGCAGCTCCAAGTTTACTTGCCTCTGTTTGGGTGATTGCACCCATTTTGCCAATATCAGCTGAATACTTTTGCAAGGTAGACCCTACTTCAGCTTGATACGCATTTAAATTTGTACCTACATCAGCTTGCCATTTAGCAAATTTATGATTTAGGTTGTTTAAAGTCCAAGATTGCACTTCTTTGCTGATATCAGTTTGATTTCTTTGCATCTCTGTGCCAAATTTTTGTAATTGAGAGCTATAACTTGCCATCTCTTTTTCTAATGACTTTGCTTTATTTTGTAAATCTAAATTAGTAGAAAGACTCATTTCCTGAATCTTTCTTCCATTCTCAGCTTCAAACTCTTGCATTCCTTTTTGAAATTCTACTTGATAAATAGCATTCTCTTTATTATAAACATTTAAACTGTCTTGTATCCTAGCTGTGAACTCAGAAACCTTTTGCGTTTCTTCAGATAGCTTTGACTGGGCGAGTTCAATATCTTCATCTGTCTCAATTAATGAAGTTATCTTCGTAAAATCTATTTCCTTCATCACTGGAGGGGTATAGGTAGGTGCTGTCCCAAGTGAAAGTGTTAGATTGCTGAAAGAACCAGCTAAAGCAGCGTCTGTATAAAGAAACGACGGATCTGCAACTGCAACTGGCGTAGTAAAACCACTTAAATCTATATTAGCAATTACAGGGTCGGCTACCGAGACGTAAACTGGAAGAGATACATCGGTGATTTCAGCTTTATCAATCGTAGTGAGTCCGTCAGTCACTGAAAACGCCAATGTAGGTTGAGGAGGTACAGAAGGTAGAGAGAGAACCAAACCAGATACACCCGTATAGCCGACCATTTTTTCATTTAAAGATTTCATGGCTGCATAATTAACGACTAAAGGTATAAAGCTTGTTGGGAAATTGTTAATTGTACTGCCACTTAAGTTTGCCAGGGTTGTATAGTCTACTACACTTACAGAGAATTCACCTGCTGGGACAATGTAGACATTTTGATTCAAATAATAATATTGAGGATAATCGTTTGTGGCTTTTTGAAGAGAAGTCGATTCAGCTGCAACAAATCTTTTATCTGGAGAAATTTCAGTTGCCGATTTGCTCCCTTTTGCAACACTAACAAGGTGCTGCCTCTCTGTAACGGCTAAATTATTAGTAGGGGTGAGTTCAGTCGTAAATAAATATGTGGACTCTGGATCAAGTACTATTACCCTATCAATAACAGCCCGAATGCCATCATTCACCCATTGCAATTCATTCGTGGATGTTCCTGCTAATGCTCGAACTTGTGTTTGTAGTGTTGCCATATTATTTTCCTTTGATTAGTGGGGGGACTTGTATCAGAGGTCCCCCCTAAGAATCGTTATTTCCAAACAGCGTGTGCTTCAGGCATCACGATCTCTAGACCAGCTTCGGTCTGAATGAGGTCGATTCTGCGATCAACACCAGTGTTTTCTAGACTTTGAACACCAACATAAACTGAAGTGTCACGATTCACACCGTTACCAACCAATGGTCGATAAGCACAATGCTTCATGTTAACAGCTACAATTTTCACTGGAGATGCGTCTAAATGAATGTTACGAACAACGTTCATATCACCATAAGGAGTTGTGATCTGAGTTACTGGCAAGCCAAATAACTGTTTTTTGCCTGTTACAGCAAAATCAAACCTAAACTGAGAACTTATTTCAACGTCATTCTTTTGGAAGCCGCCTAATTTATGTAACCAGTTATAAGTTGCAGTATCACACATAAACATAGTAGCGTTTGAGCTATTATATCTAGGATCCATAAAGTCACTCATGTTCTGAAGGAAATCATCAGAAGTAGTGCCACCTGAAGTAAGGTCAATTGAGAATACATTACCACTTGATAAGATATAATCAACAATACCAGCTGTGTAGCGTACACCAGCAGAGTCTTTGTACTTTGATGAAAACAGAAGATCTGTTTCAATATCGTACTTATGTTCAATCAACTTGTTTTTCCAAGTTCTTGCCCATTCGTCTTTTGCTAGTTTAAGCTCAGTTGCACGTGCAGTGTTAGTCATTTGCATGGTTGTTTTCCAGATCTGAGTATATCCTACTACATCTTTGTAAGGTGTATCTTTGTAGGTACTTGGGAAACTTGAACCTTCAGCATGTGCCGAACCAATGACATAACATTTGTCTTTTTCAGCAAGACCTGAAGTACCAGTATTTGCTTCCCAGGTTGTACCTGTTGACTCATACTGTACATCAGCCAATGTTACATGGTCTGAACCAGCTGCAATGCCACGAACTACAATACATTTAGCATAGATAGCTTCTGTATCAGGACTAGTAGCTGGAACTCCAAGGTTTTGGATTTTCACAACCATATAGTCATCAACATAAACAGTTGGGACTGTATCGTCTGCTATACTAGCAGCCGCCACTTTACGAACTGGGATTTTAACCATTTGATTTTCTAAAAAGAAAATTGGTTTAGTTCCAGATGCGCCAACAGCGGTACCAGTTTGTCCAAGAATATTCTGAACATTACCAGCAGATAGATAATCAGTTTCAAACTTAACATTCATTTCGTCACCAGCTTGTAAGTCGCCAGCTGCAAATGCGAAGTCTGCATAATCACTATCATTATCACTAGTGCCTGGAGCAGCACCATCTAAATCCATTGCTACTGCATAAGCATAACGCTTGTGCCACATGGATCTTTGTTCTAGAGTTTTAAACTCTGGATCTGTTGTAGCTTTTTTAGCTACTTTGCTCAATACTCTGAAGAAAGGAGTTTGGTCGGGAGATAACTCCGAAACTCTACTAGAGAAGTCATACCGTCTCCTTAGATCACCTGTATTGAAGCTAGATTCGACCTGTGCTTGTGCATGGGTCGAGAGGGTTAAAGGACTATCAGCCATTTTATTGCCTCGTCTTTCTTATTATAAGAGAGACGCCTATTTTACCCGAATAAAGTATCCAAACCAGAATCAACTTCTTTCAAAGATTCAAAAACTTGATCTTCATGTTTTACATCTTTTACAGTTGTATTATGATTTGATACACTTTGCGGGATATTCCTTACGGATTTCATCTGTTCTAACATCTGTGCTTTTGTTCCCGTAGCAACTTGCTTATCTCGAGCATCTTTGTTTTTCAAATAATAAATATCTTCCAATGATGTTTCATGGTTATTTGCCCAATCCATCATATCAGTATATTGATCATTTGATAACTTCATACGCTCTTTAAACTCAAGTGCATTGCGGTCCCTGGATTCTTTCTGAGCTGCCTCTGATCGAATCTGCCTATCTTGCTCTAACTGACTGTTGACACGACGATCCACTACGCTAGATATTGTATGCTCAAGTGCTTTTGCACTAAGAGATTCATTATTACCCATTGCGTCGTCTAGATCGAACACGAAATCCTCTGGAAGATTCAGCGCCTGCTTTACATCTTCTGGCTTATTGCCATTATCAATGTAACTCTTGATTGCTTCTACCATTCCCGTGTCTGTTTTTAGCCGATTGATAATAGGTTCGTATTGACTCGTTTCATCTAATTGCGACTTTAATCGTTGCGCCTCAGATGAAGAGTCTCTATACCTTTTTTCCCAATCGTGCTGATGATCGTCTGTTATTGCAGCTGGTGCAGGGTCAGTTACCTGAGTTTCCTTAGTGCCAGTTGCTTCGACTGTATTTTCTTTATCAAGAATCATCCCGTTCACCTCACGGTCTAATGATTCAAAAAAGTCGCCAGAGTCTACAGCTAATCCATCTTCCTGACTGAAATCTACGTCAGGATTCAATGTTTCTTCTGCAGAGTTTGCTGAACTATTCTCTTGTGCCATTTCCACTCCTTGATTGTTTTACTTTTTCACGCTCTATTTGAGCTTTTTCCTTGTCAAGCCCTCGCTGGGCTTCTGCTTTTTGTGCGGTTAAGGACATACTTCCTTGCGCTTTCACAGCTCCCTTGCGAATCTCGGTTTCAACAGATCGTATCTTATCTTTAATTCCAGCTTGAACCAGCTGTCTTTGAAGCGTTTCGATATTTCCATCTTTATCCTTGACTTGTTCTTCAAGACTTTGAATTGATTGTTGCATTTGCGTATAAAGACTTTTTCGCTTGGCTATCGCTGTCTTATCTTTTATATCCGTTTCAGCCAACACAGCCAAATCGTCTACAACACCCAATTTCATTAATTCTTTTAATTCTGACAAATAAGCCCATCTGTTCAATGGAAGCGTACTTCCTGCTACAATTCTTACGTCAAATTGTGCAGATTCATAATCATTCCATTTGGAGATAGCCTCCCCCATGTCATTAAATATTGGTACATTAATTTCTACTTCTTTATCCCCCTGTAAAGCATTCGGCTGTACGATCCTAAATACTTTATGTGCTTTATAAATCGCCTGTGAATATTGCTTTACAACTTCACCTAACTGTTTTAAGGCAGGTTCTATGCTACTTTTTAGCCATTGTTTCACACGCCTAGTTCCATATTCATCTAACGCAAGCATTCCACGATAGGTTTCATGTTGCTGCGATTGATCCCCTTGAGCAGATGAATAAACTCCAGCTAAGTATTCCATATCGCTTTTACCTGCTTGAACAATCTGAAAAAAAGCATTATTTAAAGCTGCTGGCTGTACTTCCTTCGGATTATCATACCCCTGATTAACAGGAAGCAAAGCGCCAGGAGCTGTTGCATTCTTTTCCCAATAATCTGTATCTATAGAACCTTCGTAATACATCCATCGCAAGGAGGAGCCCAAAGAAGCGTTGTGAATCATAAGCTGGTGCGCTTTATTAATCTCACGCTGTTTCCCAACTAAAGGACTCACAGCGCTCATCGGATAAGGCGTTCCTGACCATTTATATGTAAAAGGTACTAGAGGATAATTTTCCACGGGCAACTCTTTCTCATATAAAGTAACATCACCAGCCACACAACATTGTTTAACTGCTGGCTTATAAAATTCAACTACATCTACAACCATAGATGCAAACTTCGGATCTTCCATTAATATTTTTTGTTCTTTAGCAGTAACAACATTATTTTGAATAATACTTGCAGCTTTTTGTGCTTCAGCCATTAACTGCTGTTGAGCTGACTGCAATTGCTCTTGATTCATTTTTTGTTGTTTTTCCATTTCAAGCTGCATTCTTTCGGGAAGCATTTCTTCAGATTCCACAGCTTGACTCATTTGCATTTGCATTTCCTGCATTTGCACAGTCATTTCTTTTTGCATTTCTTCTATTTGGACTCTAACATTTTGCGTTATTTTCTTCATTTCTTCAGGCGAAGGAAGGACTTGATAGAAAATATTATAATATTTATTTTGAATTTTTTCATAAAGCTCAAAAAGCTCTATCATATCATCTATGCTCCCATCGGACCCATAGCCTTCTGTAATGTCTTTATATTGAATATCCCCAGTATCATTAGCACTCTGAGAATATCCAATGTCTTCGCCGAATCTTCCAGTCGCTTTTTTAATCTTAGCTGAATAATGTGGATAGGTCTTTAAGAGCTGTGTCCTTGTAAAGACTTTTCTTATCATGACATGAGCAGCATCTCTAAACAAAGGATCTCTGGATTTCGGGTCTACATATATATCAAAAGGTTCAGGTTGTTGAATCACTACCTCACCCATACCTTGGTCTGCATCTGGATCAACCGTTACTAATAGATAACCAACACTTTTTGTTATTGCATCATTTATAACATTCGAATAAAGAGCTTGCCCATTAGATTTATTCCAAATATAATCAGCAATATCAGAAAAAACAGCAGCAATACCAGAATCAGAACCTTCAGCCCCGACAGCTTGCCATCTTGGGCTAGAAGCCGTTGCATAATAATTAAGCATTTCAACAACAGGTATGACCCGATTAATCGTAAAGGTAGGCATTCCAGTTTCTTCCAAAGCTTCCTTTTCTTTTGCAGAAAGCTGGTTATCCAAATAAAAATCGTATCCCTGTTGATTCGTCGTCTCCCACTTCTCTCTAAAACTATTATTTAAAGAGTCATATAGCTGTTTTACTTTGTCAGCTGTCTTATCTGTTTTTTTTGCCATTAGATCCTTATGCTAATATCCAGCTTTTGGGTGCGCTGGTTTTCCTGCTATGAGTTCCATCTTTATGAACGGCAATATTCTGGGGTGGGTGAGCGTATTTTACTGCATAGGCAAGCGCATCGATGGTATCATCATGCGCCATTCGTGGTCCGAATGTAACTATTTCATGTTGTAAATCATAATGACTTTTTTTAATTTTTATTGATCCAATTGTCATGCGTTGTGCGAGCACCCCTTGTATTCTATCTAGTTTACTCTGTCTTGTTCCAGGTTTTTCTTCTTTCCAGCGAACAGAGAAATCATTTCGCCTTCTAGATTCAGCCATTAAAGCTTGGAATAAAGGTCTACTCATCGTTGTATCTTCTACTACAAATAACATTGGATGGTACATTCCACCTACATTATACATCTTATCAACAATCCCAGTCCTATCCTCACCAGGGATCCCAAGTACAGGTAACCCTCGCTCCCGAATATAATCAAGTACATATATATTATTGTTTGCATCTGTTGCCACCACCATTATTACTGAAAAGTCAGAATCTCGCCTTATTGAATCTGTCGCTGGGTCAACTCCAACAAATACATTGACAGGAATTGCGTCTCCATCTGTTATTATAAAATTAAGGTTTGTTTTATCGTCATGCAAAAAATTTCCTTCCCAATACTTAATATGTTTCATATTAAAAATAGAATCTTCTGCACTTTGAACTTCCATCATATATTCTTGATGAAACTTTTGAGGGCTACCAGAATCTTGGTAGAACTTCTTTTTTTCCTCTAATTTCTTTATCGGGAACCAAGAATCCCACAAAGCGTTCCCTTTTTCGTCAATTGCCTTATAAGTCTTTACAGTCCAGGCAAATTCATCCTTAAGCTTATCTGCCTTAGAATAATTGCTTAATAAATTATTAATAAAGGAATCATAATGCACAGGAGTACCGTTAATGCGCAACCGACCAGTATGAGGCTCCAAAGCAGGATAAACAACCGCAGTGATAAGGTTGTTGTTCTTTGCTCTAGCCTCTGGAGTAATTGTATTATTTTCATCTTCAAAGTCATCCAGTATAACCAGGTCATATCGCTTGTGAAGCTTTGCTCCACCACGGATACCTGATATGTTTGATTTACATAAAAGTTTATGACCAGTACTAAGCTCTATATCTTCTTCTGTCCATTTTCTGCCTTTTAAATCACCAAAATAGTATTGTATTCTATCGTTGAACTCAAGATGATGCTTAATATAGTCCATATTCCCAGTTGCAAGCTTTGCAGTCGCAGACACCCACCCATAAAACAAAGGTTCTTTAGTCGTAAACAAAAAAGACCATAATATATCACATTTTGTTAAAACGGTTTTACCATGACCTCTAGGCATAATTACAGCAAGTTGTTTTACCTCTTTATCCATTATGGAATCAGAAATCTCATAGTGAAACCAAGGCGTTTCAGATCGCATATAGTCATCTGGGAGAAATAGTTTCCCAAACGCTATCATATCCTTTGATGCTTCTAGCAAAGCTTCTTCAGCCTTGCTGACATTCTGGGTATTTATATTCAAGCTAAATTTTCAAGCAATTCTTTTACTTCAGCCCAAATTTTATCGTCTTTCTTTGATTTACTAGCTTTTACAGCATGATCCCCTATCATTATAATAAGTTTAACCATACCCATTTTTTTAACCAATCTTGAAATGATTCTTTTAAGCATTCTCTACTCCTTTATTAAGTATTACCATTTATTCTACCTTTTAAATAAGCTAAATCATCTGTAACGTCATTTAATTCTTTGACGATATCTTCTCTATGCCTTTGACTTGTATCATCTGATTTATTCCACCTATCTAACATTTTTAAAACTATTGATTCGACATTTGCTATTTTAGTTTCAGCTTTAGCAATGGACTGTCGAATATTATCTAAATCTTCATTTTGCACTTTTTGACTTTTAACTAAATTTATTATCATCATAGCAAACAAGACTACGATGACCCCTATTGCCCCATACTCCGCATACAAAGCAAATACTTTAGACTCAATCATTATTTTCTTTCTCTTTTTCTGCTTCTTTTTTATCTATCGCAGTGGAAAGCGCCATTCCATAGCTTGGACCGCAGTTTTTCAAGTCAACTTCTTCTTTTGTCTTATTTATGGGCTTATCTAAATCTTCTAGGGTGATTGGGTTGTCGTTTTTATTCAGCATCTGGGAACATGTCCTCCAACACACCAGAAACGTCAGCCATTTTTACCCCAAGAATACCAGCTATTGCTAACTTATAGTCTTGAATTGAAAACATTTCTTCACCTTTAAATGAAGTAACTAAAAACCTATTAGACCCCAACTGCCCACCTTGCTCCATTGACTTAGCTGTAAAACCAGACATTTCCCTTACATCATCTATTGACTTAGCTCCTTGAACCTTCCCACTTCTCCATAGTGTCTGTATAATAGCTTCAGCTTCCCCTTCTATTTTTTTCATATACTCACTATCTAAAACAGCCCTTTCGTCAGCAAAACTTTGAGGAGTCGTTGTGTCAAGCCCTCTTAGCTTATTCAATCTTTGCCTTCTTCTATCCGCAGCTTTTGAAACTAAAGATAGATCAGAATTACTATATGTAGTAAAAGATTGCGGCTCAAAACGTATTTCGTCTGCTCGCCTTAAAACGCTTTTTAGCATCATATTCATAGAATCTACAGTAAAAGAGTTCCCCTCACTATTGCCAATCATCCAATTTCCTTCAAATCTATCAAATACATCCCTAAGTAATCTACCATGATCCATTTGACTCCCCGTACCTGTCGCATTATTATATTGGAACTCCATACCTTTTATCATTTTAGCTTTTTTAATATTTGGATATCCCATTTGTACTAATTGGGACTTGGGAACATCTTCTAGTTGAAATTCCATCGCAGACTTAAGTTCGGAATCCCATTTCCCATTAGCTTTCTTGAATGGCTTCCCCCGTCTTTGGAGGGTATATTGAAGAGCATAATCATTTTCTTGAGACTTTTGAACCCACTCAGCCATCTGATTATCACCCTTTTTAATAATAGAACCGACTTTCTTCCCAGACTCTATAGTCCTTACCTCTTCACCAGTCATATTCTCAATAAGGGTTAAGGGCTTCTTTTTCTTAAATTCAGAAGGTGACATTTTTGTATCCTCCCAAAATTTATATATATTCCCAAACTTATTTCTTATCATAGACGGCTTTGCGTACTTAGCTGCAGCGCTTACACCACGACCAACAACTCTACCGATAGGACCAGCCGTAGCCAAAGTAAGCCCTACATCTACTTTTGTCTGAGGAACAAAAAGGTCTACAAAATTCTTAAGACCCCTTTCTTGCCCTGCTTTTCTTTTTGGATCCTTATGTTGGGAAGGGAGATATTTGATTACCTTCTCCCCCAAGGTCAGAGGCGAAGCCTCGAAATTTTTATTTTTAGGAACGACCCCTTCGGGTCTGTCCAATATATCAAAGAAATCTTCTGTTTTATGATTCGGTTGATGCATCAGCAACTTCACCTATCAGTTCTGGGCGTTTCGCTGAGTCTAGCATCTTATCAGAAAACCCCTGGAAGACAGCACCAGTAAGCTGAGTAACCTTTTGCTTCGGGATAACATCGGCAGCATCCCACAACATTGACAATGCTTTTAATCTATCATTAGATCTATCCGCATTTTCGGCTTCTAACTTAACACCCTTGATAAGGTATTTAAGATCAATACCCATACCCTTTAGCACTTCATCGAGTTCTTCTTTTACAGCACTCACGATTCGCTCCTGTTTTACTAGAACGGCTGATTTCATTTTAGCATATTGGTTGTTTTCTGTACCAAATGCTCTCTTGTAGGCTTCTTCGGGTGAAAATCCGTTAGCAATATACTTAGAGAACGCTGCTTCATTCGCAGTTAAGTAATCACGGTCTATTACTCGTTTCTTTGTATTTTTTGAGGCTCTGGACGAAAAAGTATATATATTCTCTCGTCTTTCCGTATCCATCTTATCTTTAGCTCGGCATAAATAAGTTCCAGTACAAGTCCCTATATACTTAATAGGATACCTGCCTTGGTTCATTACTTGATTAACTCTAAGCGCCTGGAGAACATTTCCGTCATCTGCTCTTAGCCAGTCACCTAATTGGGCTTTACGCCAGTCACTAACAATTCTTATATTATCAGGGATCTCGTCTTCGTCTTCGTATACAGGATGGGGCTTTTTACCAATCTTATATTGGCGCATTTAAGCTTCCCCAACACATTCTCCTGGATAAGACATGAGCAATGGTTCAACTAACCCTGCATCACTTATCTTCCCCATAACTTCTTCACCTGCATTAATTGCTATTAAAGGTTGCTCTTCGTCTAAATGTTCTTCTAACGATGCAAGCTCACCTGTTTTTTCATTGTAAATTATAGTTAGGGTGTACGTTTTCATGTGTAAGTTTAAAAAAGAATACCATTACAAGGATAGTAAAAAATAAAAAGTATTTTCTACTTGACTGGTATAGGTAAAAACCCTTACCGTTACCGTAGGAGAAAAAGCGAAAAACTTCTTTTTTCTTACTTTCGCTATAACTCTAAAAAAATCCCCCCTCTATATATAACAATAGGCTTGTCTTTTTAGACAGATCAAGCAATTCGTTATAATTCATCAATGCGACAAAAATAGTTGTATATAAAGCATCACACACTCTTAGAATTACAGAAAGTTCAAAAATTACCACAAAATGTTACGCACCTAGTATTAATGGCAAGCGGGCTTGCTTCGGAACATCGTTTCGGAGAATAAGTTATCATTCAAAAATCAAATAGAAAGGAATTCATATGAATTTCATTACTTATTTCCTCACAATCTCCCCGAACACTCAGCGTCCATACTTCACGCCTGCCGCTTGGACCAAACACTCCGTGCCTGGCAAAGACGGCAAGCCTGTCGCTCTGAACGCAGTCGACAACGGCGGCAACCGTGGCAAGCTACCTGAAGGCGCACCTTCAGCCATCCTGCCTGCTGCTGACGCTGACCACAAGAACCTTCCTGCGAAAGTTTCTTTCGACACAGCTACCAGCAAAGTCGTTGCCTTCGTGCAACCCAGCTGACTCAAGCCCCTTACGGGGCTTTCATCATTAGCTAATAACGGGGTGGATACAGGAGAAGACTCATTCATAC